GCAAAGCAAGCGAAAGAGAGCTGTTGTCGGCCACAACAGAACTTGATAAAACACAAAAAGCTAACGCTAATCTCATGCAGGTTCTCCGTCTAGCCTTGAGCATATTGTAGAAGAAACAAGTGTTCTAGATATATTAGTCTTCCTCACCTTTGAGGTTGTGCATAGAAAGACTGCTTCAGGTAAATCTCTCTTTCTTATATAGACATCAAAAGCTTTATGTTCTTTATAGTCAACTTTCATAATTCTATACGGCGTAGAAAAAGGTATAGGCATCCAATTTAGATCAAATAAATCGACCTGATAGTATCTTATTTCTTCCCTAGAGTTAAACAAAGACATCTCTACTTTAACTACGTTTTTAACGTGGGACATTTTTACTTCTGGATAAGCAGGTGTCATTTCGTGCGCAGACGCACCAAAAGTAATTAGCGTACCTATTGCGATGAACTTACTTAGCGACACAACTTGCCTGCACAACTGCGGTATAGTTTCCTCCGGGAAACGGTTTAGCTGAACCGTACACAGCACTAGAAGCTGTAGAGAACCATGTTGATCCCGCGAGTGTAAGGTTAAATATCGAAGTGTTATCTACGACTACTTTAGCATCGTTATAAGCGGACATTCCTGACACAGACGTTTGCGTTACACTTGTGCTTCCTGTCCACGCTAATGTGTCCGTTAATGTAGGAGAAGAACTAAACGACGTTGGATGCGTTATGTTAGCTGTGTAAGAATCCGCAATAGATACATCGTATCTAATGACTGGCAGTACGCCACCATCTGAAGGAGTGGTGCTTAACTTACTAGCAATTGGGTTTCCGTACACACCTGCTTTAGTTGTTTGAATAACACATTTAGCTTCCACACTCCCCGTAATCTCGACGTTAGCTAGTGCTGGAAATGCGCACAAGGAAAGCGTTACAATAAAATATTTCATAATAAACCTCATCTATTGTACTGCATATCAACCATTTTCTCATGCAGTATTTGTTGTGCTAAGTTGTTACGCAAGGCTTTCTTGTTATCGGCTATTTCCGAATCAGCAAGACCGGGGGCGTCAGCATACACACCTCCCTTAATAGAAGCATTATAATACATAGCTATATTAGTCTGTTGGTTTATAACCATAATAATATCATCTTGTCCTTGTGTCTTAAACAGGGTCAAAGCGTTGGCAGACGCCGTTAGACCCATCTCAATTCTAGTCTCTTCTTCTTCCTCTTCCTCAGAAAGAATTAGTTCGCCGTCTTCATCGTACTGAAACTCTTCTGCTTCTAACGTCTCAACAACAGCATCATCTTCAAGTGCATCATACACCTCTATAACAGGAAGAACAGGCATAGGCTTTACATACCCCGGGCAGTTTGGGTTGGACTGCGGTTCAAAGCACTCGTCGATCCTATAGTTATATATAACCACAGCATCTTTGACCGTACCTTCCCCTTCAATGTCAATCGAACCTGCGCCCCATTGGGTAGCTGGAATGTTAGCGAGGGGAAATGATTTAACGATGGTGTTACCGGGAACCCCCGACCAGTCATCGGTTTCTCGAAAGATATAGCCACCTCCGTTGGTGTTTTTATTACCAACGTGTACTTTCATGTCATCTTCAGGGTTCTTCACAGTAGTATATCTATACAGGAGACCATTTATATCGACCCCCGGAACATCGGGTAAGACAGAACCCATTCCCCAACTCAGTGCTGTGGACGCCGCATTGCCTGTTGCCCCGTAGCTATAGGGATCACATTGCGAGTAAGAAGGCCAGAGTAGCAATAATAACACCCAGACCTGTTTTTGTTTCAACGTTTTCATTGAACATCTTTCTCATAGGATTGTTCTGATCTCTTTGTATTTCTTCCTTAACCGCTTCCATCTCCCATGCAAGCCTAGCTTTGTCTCCCACCAACCCATCCTTGGGACAGGGCGTCCCCGCGTTGAGCATGGCTTCAAACACGCGAGAATCCTGACACATTACAGATACCGCTGCAACTTTCATCCCCATATCATACATGGTTTTGGCGTTCTTGAGCTTCTCACAGTTCATATCTCTAACAGTACGCCCTGCTGAGATACCTAAAATTTGTGTCTGCACCGCCCCCGCGACACCTACAGTACATAGGTCAGAGTTGCTTGCGCTAATCTGCGGAGAAATCGCAGAAGGCGGCGGACTGTTGATGGTAGTGTCCATCGAACCATTAGAAGTTATTGTGCTATTCGTATCCGTTTTGATTATGTCCTCGGCGAAGACAGAGTTACCTATAGCAAGACCTGCAATAAAGAAGAGCACTGCTATAAATAAACGTATCATTTTCTTTCCACCAGTCTGTCTAGCTTTTCTTCTATCTTGTCAAACTTACTCATTATTTGGCCAAGCACTTGATTAGAGTCGTACTTAGTGACGTACTCTTTAGCTAATTCTTCTCGAGTTCTGTTAAGTAAGATAGTTACCCGCTTGACTTCTTCATGGTGAGACTTAATCCACCACACTAAAAAACCGCCGCCAGCGGTTAAGCCAATATTCCAAATTGCAGACATCTCCACTAGAACACACCCCCACCAGCAGGTTTCGGCGCAGTGATCGGCACAGATATATCTTTACGTTCAGGTGTTGTTTTATCAGTCATACTACTATCCTTAGTTCTCCAGTTGCGGTCTTATATACATCATTAACCGCAAGACCACCAGACACGGCGGCCGCATTGTTTGCGTAGACGGAAAGTCCAGTTAAATTTAAAGTATCAGCTCTAACAGGGCCGGGGTTTTGCTGTTGTTGAGTATATAAAGCAAACGCTCTTGTAACCTGTGATATGTACTCTTGGCTATACTCGGGGGGAGCGGCGGCGAAGAACGGGATTGGTGTTTGTTGAGCCATTAACGCCTCCCATCTGTGCGCATATCTGCACGAGGTGTACCAAGCCTCCATTGCGTCCCGACCGTATTTGACGAAACTTTTAAAGCCATAGACCTACCTCGCAATCGGAAAAACAACTGCTCCGTAAATTGCTCGACAGGTGCTTCAGACGTACGCACTGCATTACCGGAATCTGTCTGATCAAAGTTAGCCCCGGGAAAATCCCTAGCACTCACTGTAAAAGTGGCTAGCGGAGTAGCGGTAGAATTACGAAATGTTAAGTCCGGTAAAACTCTTGACACAAACATAAACTGATCTCCGTCGCCCATATCTATAGCGCTGGATTCTATGTAGCTACTTATAGGGCTGGGAGGGTTAGTGCTACCATCGTCGAGCCCATCTTCATGGAAATATAAGTACCCATCGGTAGAAGCAGCTATAGGTAGATTGGAAAGAGCATTATCATACCATGCGGTGCGGGTAAGGTTTCCATAATACCAGCTGTTTTCGGCGTAGTTAAAAACTACATAACTATCATTTGTTTCGCTCTCGGTTGACGGGTAGAACCACCACACTTCGTTAAATTTACTGTTTAACCCTGAAGTTATTTTAGAGCGTTGTGAAAGGTTCATACTGTCAAAAATATATTCTTCTATAGGACATGGGATAAGCTTTACGTTACCATCGTACACATAAAAGACTTCGTCGCCCATCCAGTAAACTGCGTCCCCAAAAGCAACGGCAGCGTTCTGTCCTGCGATAGAAGTATTTGTAGATACTTCAGATAAACCAAAGGTAAACGGTGCCCCGATAAACTGCATTGAAGACACGGAGCGGTCTGTAAACACTATAACTTGTTGTTTGGTTTGTACCGCGGCGATGATTTCAGAACCCGTACCTATACGTAGCTCTCCAGCAGTGTTAGTTGACGTTGCCGCCCAGTCAGTAAAACTCTCTTGGTCAGAAAAACGTATAGTTAAAGGGTCAAGGTTTCCGGGATCACCTTGTGGATCACAGCCAAAAGCAAGAACGTGCCTGTCTCTTTCAGAAACAAGAACAAGATTAGCTGCTTGCGGCTGGTTGTTCCCGCTTAGTGTAGTAATATCCACCGCACGAGCAGAAGTACCCGCAGAAGCGTCCCAATAGTAGATACCCCCACCACGTACATTAGCGATAAGGTCTTCCCCAAAATTATCCATAGACCATAAACGAAGTTGAGCACCCGCTATAGATACGTCCGCCGCAGAACTCCAACTTCCACGACTCCAAGTACCCGCGCCCCACCCACTACCACTAGCAGCAGAGTCTAAACCCGAATTTATTTGATACGTACCTACTACAGAACCGCCGCCATTTCCTGTATCTGATGAATTAGCTGTAACTGTAGCACTAATGGTATACGAGTTGGCGTTGACTACGGAAGTAACCTGATACTCTTTGTTTAGTACTGCGGCGGTGATAGCACCACCAAGACTTACCGCCCCTGAAAACGTGACAAAATCGTTTAAGAACACGCCATTATTTGTGTCTGATACAGTAATTGTAGAAGAACCATTAGTAGCCGCAAAGGTAACGTCCCCTGCAGAAGTTGTTGCACGTATAGGTGTAATGTCTATTGGGTCGTTACCATCTAGTATATAAAGCTTTAAGTTAGTACCTGCACTAATAAAGTTTGCGCCAGTAAGAGATATCCAGCTATGGAGACCCCTACATGTGCCAAGAAAAGTACTGCTGGTGTATCGAGTCCAACCGCCGATAGTTTCAGGAAACCCTAAACGAAAACGGATTTTATCCCCATCTCGCCAACCACCTTCGTTAGTATAGTCAGTTGTATCCCGTACAATCCCGGGACGAAACTGAAGTTTTTGTAGTGGCATATTAAACCTCCAACGGAATAATTACGAGCATTTATAGAGACTCAAATGCAGTGACATCACCTTTTGCAGCTATGTTACCAGAGCTATCTATACGGAAAACGTTTGTGCCGTTATAGGCAAAAGTTAAGTTTGTGCCTGCTGCTGTTACCGTCCAGCTTTGCGTTCCGCCTGTTATTGTAATAGCAGAGCCAAGCGTAGGTGTTGTGAGCGTAGGGCTTGAAGAAGGTGCTTTAGCATTAAGTTGTGTTTGTATGTTTGAGGTAACTCCATCAACAAAGTTTAACTCTTGCGTTGTTGCCGTAACTCCATCCATTAAGTTAAGTTCAGCAGTTGTGGCTGTTAAGTCATCAAGAATATCAAACTCAGCAGTTGTAACGCCTGTAGCTCGTAAATCTTTAGCGTAGTTTAAGTCGTTAACATCACCAGTAAACCCATCGAGTTTATTAATCTCGGCGGTAGTAGATGTTACTCCGTCCATTATGTTTAACTCTGCGACGGTTGCAGTGACTGTAGTGCCTCCTATAACTAACGCTCCAAGGTCCAAAGAACCTGTAATATCTACAACAGCCGCACCAGAACCTGCACCGTCACAATATATAATCTTAGTTGCACCCGTCGCCACACTGACGTTTGCCCCAGAACCTTGAGTAAATGTAGCTGTTTGACCGCTATTGTTCTTAACAATATATACATGCTGTCCGTTGTTTGGAGCCACAGTTACCGTGTTAGTGCCAGAAGGAGACCCCCCTAACACGAGAACTTTATAATGCCCGTCAGAAGGTGTGCCATCACTAGTAGTCAAAGTATGTGTCGTGCCAGATAGGGTAATCGTGCCTACACCGTTAATCAGGCGGTCTATTATATTCATGTTGTCGTTGACAGTATTGCCCCATGTAGAGGCTTGTTCTCCGTTGGCTGGAAGCTCTATACCACCATTATCTGTATATGTACTAGGCATTGTTCATCCTCATGCTGCTATTCTTGTCCATACTGTACCGGGATTAGGTTTAACTCTGCCCCATACAAGTGCTTGTCCGACACTACCTTCGGCCGATACCCCAATCAGAGTTACCAATCCTGTGCCTGTCATTGTTATAGAGCCTACACTACCTGTAGCTAAAACTCCAGTCACATCCGCACCTGCACCTGCTTGGCCTTGCGCCGTGCCTACAGACATAGCCCCGGATACACCTGTTACGGAGAACGTAGCGTTAGAAGTAGTAGAAACACTCGGAGTATTTGTAGTACCCGCAAGGCCCGAAAGGGCGATATCTGAACCACCTGTAGCAGTAACACTACCCGACGACCCAGTAGAACCTACACCGCTAACAGAAGTAGTAACATCAGTAGATGCGATTACGGGGTTAACACTGCCGCGTAATGGGTCAGTAGATAACGTAACTGTTGTCCCTGCATCTACCGATACATCGTTAACTACCCCAGAGCCTTGTACAGAGCCAAGAGTCAGACCTATCTGATCCCCAGTAACTGATGCAGTGCCTATAGCCCCGTTACCAACAACACCTGTAGCAACGAAAAGCTGCTCTCCACTACCTACGTCCGAGAAAGCTGCTGCTGAATATGGGGAGAAACCTAACATGCTACATAAGCCCTTTCATACGGATTAATCTTAGCGGCTATTATACATTCGTAGGCTGTAAAACCAAGCATTTTATATTACCACCCTTTTTATCATATCCTCGTAAGTTATTTTTTGAAAATTAGTAAGTCTTGTAAGGCACTCAGGGCTTCTATCTTCAAAAGGATCAACATGATAAAAGTTAATCTTTGGGTATTTCTTTACAATCCATTCAAATTGTTTTTGCCAATCATTACTGATACTATCAGGTGCTACCCAGTTCTCAGGTGTATAGTATAGTTCACCAGAATATAAATTATTAACTTTCCCGTTGACACCATAGAAATCCATACCAACTAAGAATATATTATCTGATTTAACTTTTTTAGCCGCTAGGTATGCGCCTGTTGCCCCCGATGAGTACTTCACTGTAGACTTATGGTGGTTTTTAATATTAGGGTATTCCTCAGATATATGTTTAGTAATATCTTCATCGGAAGTTATTAGTATGTCAGGTTCAAATTCATCTCTGAAAAACCAATTACATGCTATTATGTAAGCATTAGGTATAGCCTTCAAGTCTCTACCTTTTCGGGATTTACCGTTACCGACTACCACTGAGTTCAACAAGCGTTTCCTCCCACTCTGCGATAACTTCTTCAGAGAAACCTTCTGTTTCAAACCACTTCCTATCTAACAACCTATACTTTGGTTGAGGGTCAACGCATAGCACTGTGGGGATATTTTGCTCGTAGTATAGGGAACACGCTATTCTATGTGCACCGCCGTTAATTGTTTTTACATAATCAGAGTATATAGGGTATTCTTTATTGTAACCTTGTGTTTCAAAGTTATTAATTAAACGGTCAAAACTATCTATGTAATCTTGTATATTATTCTTTGGGGTTTGCTTAGGTATATACTTATCAATAGGTTCTACTGCGTCTGTTTGCTGGTATATACACTTTTTGTACAGTTCTTTATAACGTGGGTAGTTTATATTAGTATGCTTAGATTTTACATATAGATATTTACATATGATGTCTAACCTATCATCGGCTAAAAAATATGTAGGGGCTACTTCAACGATTTTCATTACACACTTCCGTATACTGTACCGTTATTTGTGTAAGTATATGAGTAGCCTGTATTGATAGCGTCACCACCGACACCGCCACCATTCTCACCAGTGCGACCCCAACCGCCACCACCATTAGTATTAGCTCCATCTGTGTTCTGTGTTGCGCTTAGAACAGAACCACCTTGAGCAGGGTTATTAGGTACATTTCCAGATACAGTAACTGTTCCACAACCACCACCATAGAAAGAACCGCAAGACTGACCACTACATGAAGAATAGGTTGTAGAAGGTATAACACCTCCACCACCTTGATCACCACCTGTACCACCCTGTACTGTTACGGCACAAGTAAAACCACTTGCAGAACCGTTTGTTCTATTAAGACCGCCATAAGATAAATAACCTGTTGTACTACCATTATTTGAAGCTGTGTTATATGCACTTTGGCCAGCGCCACCGCCACCACCAGCACCGCCGCCTCCACCGCCACCCCCTGCAATAAATGCACCGGTGTTATTAGTCACTATAGTGCTAAGTGCGTTTATCTTAATAGCGTGTCCGCCCGCACCGCTAGCGCTGCCTCCATAACCAAAAATAGCACCATTGTTTATAACTTCTGACTCAGCTACATCAATCGTTAGTGCCGGTTCAGTTGTTGTCGTTGACCGAATATATACACCAGAGTTTACAGTCATTATAATAGGTACGGTTCCATCCCAACCCGCGGCTGTTGCTAAAGTACTCAAGTCAGTACCGCCAGCTTCCACGCTAGATGTAAGGTTAAAAGCAAAGGCACTTTGTGCCCCATACCACTCAGACATAGACATTCGAGCTCCTGCGACCTTATCAATAAGCCCTCGAACATCCGCGTCGTTCATAGAAGTTGCACCAGAAATATCAAGTTCTGTCATTATGTTTTGAATAGATATTGTACCACTTGGCGTTATGGGCATGTTTACCTCATTTTATAAGCTGCTGTTACTATAGCATATTTTAGGCGTTATGGACAATCATGTTATGCTACTTCTTCTAGTGCAGAATTAATACCCAAAACATCTTCAAGCCTATCTCTAATGCCAAGACCATCAAGATTTTGTGCAAACGAGGGCGACCACCACAAATTACTTAGATGTAAAAAATCCATAGAGGCTTTTCCGCTATCTACTATTACTTCTGGAGCGCGCCCAAAAGTTCCAGCAGGATAAGCATGTTGTATCATGTCACAGAAAGCCTTATCATACTTTCCAGTTTCCATACATCGCTCACCACGTTCTCTTGCGTAGTCCCAAAAAGGAGTGTTGTACTTTGAACCAGCAAAATAGTGTAGCATGATTATACGTTCTACGTTTCTTATTAGACCTACATATTTCATGTTAGCTTGTTCTGTAGACATAATACCTTGAATACAGTTCATGGCGTTATCTAAAACATGGTTCGCCATACCAAAAGACATAGCTTCCAAAGGTTCTAAGAAGAAAGACGAGTTGCCATTGCTTGCTAATCGGTCAGTAAAATTGCGGTTCTTTGAGTAGTTTTTAAATCCAAAAGAGTTAGTTTCTTTACTAGGCGTTAAACCAAAGTCACTAAATATTGCCTTAATGTCTTCTTTAACTTCTTCGAGCGTGTTGATGTCGCCGTTATATAGATAGCCAACAGAACATCTGTTTTGCAGAGGTATACCAAACACCCAACCATACGGCCTAGCAATGGTAAGTGTGTGTGAAAATTTTGGAGCGTCCCAGTAACACTGATTTACATGGACAGCGTTTACAGGAATGTAAGCAGACTGTGAGTGTTGGCTGTAATCTTTAGGGCGACCAGAACAATCAATAATATAGTCAGCATCAATTTCGTCTGGAGACACATTATGCTCAAACAAATCAACGTGATCTTTTAGCCTACCATAGATGTAGTCTTGCATTTTGTTTGCGTTAAAATGAATAGCAGTTGATGGTGTAGGGAAATCATGTAAAAATTCTTCTTCTGTTGCAGACCATCCGCGCTTGAATATACCTGTTTTTACATAGGCGTCTACAAGATTAAAATCTTTTCCACTAAACCCCAAAGCCTTGTTTAAAAGGTGAGGTAAGGTGAGAGTTGTACCCTCACCCACTGCTTGCGGCTTTATGGTAGGGTCATAGTGCCACTCAACCTTTGCGTTTGGGAAGTTAAGTTTCATTTGTAGCGCAGACATACACCCTACAGTCCCACGCCCTATGACTGCGTATTTCTTCATGACATATCCAAAACAGAAGGTATTGAAGGCCACGTCACAGAAGATGGAAACGTATCTTGATCTGTTATATCTAACAAAGCTGTTCTATACGCTGTGACCTCATTTTGTTGGGTAGAAGTTAACCCATCCCAACGCAATGGATTTGAAACAACGGGGTCAACAAAACCAGCCAATAGGCCATTCCGTTTGCGCCTTATTGCGGAGGCACTAATTGCGTCCAACTCATCTTGTGTTGGAGGTGTTGGGGCAACGTAAGGCGCAATGTCATTTGCCTCTTGCATCTGAGCTAATAAGACTGTGTTGTCTATAGTCATATCCGCATCGTTTACATCTAGGGTGTAGGGCGTCCAACCTTCATACTTATCTAGGTCTAACCAACAGTTTATACGATTACCTGTATCGTCGATATAAATTGCGTCTCTGTAAGTATAAGCCATTATGAGTACCTCACCCAAAGAGCAGTATACCTCACCCCCCAACCAGAGCTAACATCGTTAGACGTATTTGCTCCGGGGGACATCAGCCGCCAACTTCCTGAATAACTTTGATTACTACGGACAACCCCATTATTGTTATAACCACTATTTTGCGACGCAAAACTTGCGCTAGTTCCAGAAGTAGAAGCCGCTACTCCTTCCTCATTGTTCTCATTCTGCTGAGCTACAGCCGCTCTTTGTCTTAAAGCACTTCCCGCAACAGTTCTTCCTTCCTTATAAACTTTAAATGATGATCCAGAGTCCATGCCAGTATCGTAAGCAAGAGTATATGTACCTACACCATTTACGTCTGTAGATGCTCCAGCATCAATATTCCCACTACCAACTATATCAACTCCACCTACAGTTTTGAAACCACCCACGCTTGTTGTGATATTTGCACTGTCATTAATAACAGTTGTTCCACCTATTTTTATAGCCATCTTCGTGTTCCTTTACTATTAGCTGTTAATCTGTGCTTTTAGCTCATCAATCTGAGCCTGTTGTTCTTTCATAGCTTCAATAAGTACAGCCACCATGTTGCCGTATTTGACTGACTTAATCCCATCTTCATTAGTGTTGACTACATCAGGCAATACATCTTCTACCTCTTGAGCAATGACACCTATTTCTGAGCCACCATTTTCTAGCCAATCAAAGCTAACACCACGCAAAGACTTAACAGCATCTAATGAGCCTGTAAGTGTCTCTACATTTGTTTTAAGATTAGCATCTGAAGTGGAGTTGAAGTTGGTTGCATTTACGTCACTAGTAAAAGTAGCTACATCGTTGCTTGCAAGTGTTAAGGCTAAAGAAGTATTATCAACATAAAATTGTAGTGATTGTATACCACTACTTCCTGCTTTAATGTATGGACCAGTCGAGTTGTCATAACCAATTTCTGTTTTATAGTTTGTGTTTGAACCACCACTAACTCTTATAGCTGAAGTTACACCTTTACGAACCTCGAAATCAGTGCTAGGGGATGAAGTTCCCACTCCAACTCTATCATTACCACCATCAACAAACAGCATACTTGATTGACCATTTGACTCAACACGGAAGTCAAAATCTCCACTATCTTCGTTGAAAACAGTTTCAGTCGATGAAACAATCATTCGTGTACTATCACCAATAACTGCTCTTAAAGTATTAGCCTGATTAAATTGTAAATAACTATCGTCATCTCCATTAGAGCGTAATTTACCTGTTGACCCCATAACAACATCACTATTAAAAATAGCATCTCCAGAGGCAGACATATCAAGTGTGAGGGCTGTTATACCCACACCACCATCAACGCCTTCAAACTTTATATCTGCGTCTGAACGAGCAGAGTAGATTTGTACATCAGAACCTGTATTGCGTATTTTGAAAAACTCAGTTCCTGCATCTTTAAAAAATACACTGCCACCATCAGCATCAAGGTTAATATCTCCTGCACTGTCTAAGAGCATATCACCATTCTGTGCGCCAAAAATAGCTGTTGTTCCACTTAAATGTAACTTTAAGTCATTATCAGCACCTAATCTAACTTGTGCGCCATCAGGGAA